AGGCAACTCAATGATCTCCCACTCCTCACCCTTATCTCTACCTGCTGCATCTTTAATGACTCTACCAGTTAGATCCCTATCTCCCCAGCGGGTCATCACAATTACAATAGATCCCCCTGGTTGTAAACGTTGCCGAGGGCCAGATGTGTACCACTCATATACCTTATCGTATACAGACGGATCACCAGCCGCTAAAGCAGCTTCTTGCTCAGAGTGCGGATCATCAATAATTAATAGATCCGCTCCTTTACCCGTTACCGTTCCCCCAACACCAATAGCAAAATACTCACCTCCTCCATTAGTGGCCCACCTACCTGCTGCTTTACTGTCTTGTCTCAATGCAACATTTGGAAACACTTTTGCATACTGTTCTGATCCAACTAGATTCCTGACCTTACGGCCAAAACCAACAGCTAGATCCGCCGTGTTAGAACACTGGATCACCTTCTTGTGAGGGAACTTTCCTAAAAACCAGCTTGGCAATAGATACGAGGCAAACTCAGATTTAGTATGCCGTGGCGGCATATTAATAATCGCTCTCTTAATCTTCCCGCTGGCAATATCTTCAAACTTCTTTGCCATCAAAGCATGATGTCTCCCACTCACAAATCCCGGCCACATCATCTTCACATAATTCATAAACCCCTCTTGAGCCCTCTCCCTATCCACAGCCCCACGATACTCCATCACCTGAGCCATGAACTTCTCATACTCATGCGGTTCCAACTTATCAATCAACTGCTCAAGCTTCATATCTTCCTTGTAAGTTTCGGTGGAAACGTTACCACCTTACAACATCCTTACGTAAGTTTCATGTAATGTGGTAACGTTACCACCTTACAGTATTCTTACACTGGTAACGAATCATTCCAAGTTCCTGAAATTGATGTAAACAGGTCTAACCGTCCTACCCCGTTTCTCAATCTTCTTCACGACACCAAGATCTACTAACCTATCCACCAACCTCTTCGTATTCGCCAGCCCCATCTTTCCACGGATAAACGCAATATCCCTCAACGTGGGTGCATAGTGGTACTTCTTCCACCACTCATCTATCACTAAAAAAACCTCGTTCTGCGCAGGACTCATCTCTTTCTCCAAACACTCCTCAAACGTCATATCACTAGGCCGAGGAATCATCCTCTTGTTAAAAATTTTTTTGGTACCCCCCACCCCCTTATTCAAACTTTTCATAGGGGGGGTCTTCCTGTGCTGGAGATTCTTTACCACTGGCAAATTTTGGGGTTTGTTTGAGTGGAATAGTATGTTTGAGGACTTGGGACTCCGCATCGTCAGTTCGGGGGGTGGGCTCTGGGTGGGTGTCGGCTGGCAGCGTTTCCAGCGGTTCAGGGGTCAATTCCGCTAGCAAGCTGTCAGCATCGACTTCAATCGCATCGACTGCCGAGCCCTTCATCATTGCCCTGAGTTGCTCTAGTAGCTGAGCCTTCGCCTGACTGCTGCTGCTGGTGTTGATTACTTCACGCCGTTCTAAGAATGCGCCGACCTCGACAACTGTGCCAAGTACCTTAACCGCTTGAACCTTTACGCTGTCTTTTGTGTCGGGTGAAATAGCTACATCAACGAGAGTTTTGATAACTAACTGTCTTAAAGCTTCAGGGGTTCTATGTTTTGCAGCTTCAATAGCCAGTTTATAGGCATCAACCTCGTGTTGTATTCTCGGATCGGCAGCTAGCTTGTATGGTGTATTGACGATTGTCGATGGCGCAGGGTTCGGGTTATAGGCTTTTCTGTACGCTGCGGCTTTCGTTGAACCCTTAGCAAGTTCCCTGGCAAATGTCTTTTGTTTTGTTGTTAGTCCCTTGGAAACAGTCTTACCTAGTATTTCACTAATGGGTACTTGGTCTAATCCTTCATTGATTGCTTTCCTGGATAGCTTATGCATTGCTGGTTCGCTTCGCTTTGTTTAGATGGGCGCAGTATATGAGAACAAATAGAGAAAATCAATCGCCCCCGCAAATCCCATAAAAACAAATCATTGGACACATTGTCAACGCCCCATTGACAATAGCCGTTCTACCTCACAGGTAGACAGCAGATATAGCAGACAGCAACAAACGAAAGGACAGCATGAAATACAAATTAAACGCTCAGCGAGATGTAGACCATGATGATGATGGTTTTATCCTAAACCTTGTCCGAGGGTATAGGTTTAGCGATGACCCCTCTCCGGTTCATGTTCGGGGCTATGACACCATGAAAGAACTACGCCAAGCCGTGCGAGATGACATTACCACCTGCGATTGTGCAGACTGCAAACAATAAACCAAAAAACAAACCATGAAGAACCACGCCGCCTTACTCAAACAAGCTTATAAAGAGCTAGCCGAGTCAGAATTAAACCCTTCCCTTGAATTGACACCGGCACAACTGAAACGCCGCTTGTTGCTTATCGCCCACGAGCGCAACCTTGCACCGCCCGCAGAGGAAACGACACAAGAGGATTTATTCGCATGAATTACTTTATAGCTTGCAGTGCTACTAAACTGCCCCACCCAGCCGCAGCCGCTGACCTGTACCAAGGTCAAGCATTCAAAGCAGCCCGAGAGGTAGCAACGCTGCAAGGCTTCGCCTTTTGGATTCTTTCCGCAAAGCATGGGCTAATCCACCCCGACACCATCATCGCCCCTTATGACGAGTATTTAGCCAGCATGAAACCCGCCCAGCGTAAAACCTGGGGGCTTATGGTTTGCGAACAGATCAAAGCCGCACACCTGGACACCGAGCCCGCCACCATCCTAGCCGGTAAACATTACGCCGAACCAATCGCCCACCTTTTCCCCGCCCTTAGCCGTCCGCTTGCCGGTTTAGGGATCGGTCAACAACTCCGCAAGCTGAAACAACTCAAAGGAACATCATGAACACCAAAAAATTAACATTTCACGCAGACCCCTCTCACGGCTGGTTAGAAGTAGATTTCGCAGACCTGGCAGCATTGAACATCACCGCTCAAGTGAGCCGGTACAGTTACCACTCCGGCACCCGAGCCTATCTGGAGGAGGACTGCGATGCAGGTTTATACCTGGACGCAGCCAAGGGGCTGGGCTGGGTTGTAAACATTACCGAAAAATACACCAATGGCGACAGCTTTGTCCGCCGCTTGCCACGCTTTGAAGGGAAAGCAGAATGATTCTCTTATCTAAAACATTCGAAACCTACACCCCCGAGAGCATTGAAAATGGTGAAGCCGAGGAAACCGGCTTTGTTTTTCAAGATGAACCCTACACCTTCAAAGAAATGGTGCGCCTGATTCAATATGAAGGTTTTCACGCCGCTAGCTGTTCGCCCGCCTCTGGCAGCCCCGATGAATGGTTGTCAGGGGAAAGTGAGCCGGATTACCAAACCGGAGAGGAAACCATCTATTCGCTGCACTATTCCCACCGCAACGCACCCCGAGCCGCCAAATACTGGGCGGCAGCATTCAAAGCCGCCAAAATCATCAAAGGATAACCATGAACCCCAACACTATCAGCAACGCCGCAAATGTCGAATTATTTGGACACAAATCTAGCGACCCAAAGCGCAACGCCCAGCAGAACCTAAACGGACGCACCCATTATGTGGACGATGACACCCTCCGCTTTTTTGGTTCTAGGATTATTTCAGCCCGCCCCACCGATGACGGACTATTTTTTAAGATTGTCGAAAGTGTAGCAACCGAACACGACAAAAGCCGCCGAGGTTTTCGGGTTGTCATTTTTGATTTATTCGGGTGCGCCGTGTTTCGCCCCAGCTTTGACGAATGCACCAGCAGCAGCGCAGCCGCTGAGAATTACTATTCAAAGCATTACGATACCGACACCTGGAAACATTACCGAGCCGAACTAAAGACCCGAGCCGCCCGCCTTGCAGCCCAGGCAGCAGCAATGACGGAAGCCGCCGCCACGCTTGAAGGGGTGCCAGCATGATCTACATCCAACGCCGAGCCGACCGCCAGCTTGAGACAGTCGATCAATTCGACACAATCAAAGAAGCCCGAGCCATGCTAATTGAATACCGCATCTCCGACCCATCCGCAACCTATTACATGAGCCGCAGACCCTGCAATGACTGGAAACAAAACCAATGAAACCCACCGATACACCCCAATGCTATCTGTCCCACTCGCCTTATGGCTGGTGCCTGATTTTCAGAGAATCCCCCCTTTGCGACTACAAACGAACCGCCGCCGAGGTTTTGCAGGTAGCGCATCACTTCAAAGTAGAGCCGCACAAAACGCACTATTGGAACGGCACAACAGGGGATTTTGAGCCCCGAGCCGATGCCGACCACCACCAGCCCGAGGAAGCCGCAGCCTACACCCTGCAGCACTCGCCAGCAGCCCCAGCAGCCGACACCACCCGCCCCCTATTTTGAAAGGTTCAATTATGTATTTTGATCGGTTCGATATTTGCGAAGCTTATTTTTTAGCATTGTCCCATTGTCACGGCGGGCAATGGTCTAGAGAATACGAAAGGCTTTGCAAACTAATGAAATATTTCAAGCCCAGCCCAACGCTATCGGTTGAAACCCTCAACGAAAACGCCCGCATTATTTACGACAACGCTTGCAAAAAACTATTGAAAGGTACCCCATGACACCCCAAGCCCAAGCCGCTAGCCTTTTGGCACTGGCAAAAATAAACAGAGAAGAATCTAAAAATTTTCTCCGGCACTCTGTCCACTCCATGCACCAATTTGAAACTGATGCGGAACGACTAGAAAAACAAGCCGCTGAATTATTGGCAGTCGCCCATGATTTGCTGACCCTTCATATCGCCCACCACAACCACCCGACCCACGCCCACGCCAGAAAACTCATTAACCAGATCAAGGGAACCCAATGAACTACACCCCAGCCCAATACATTAACGCTGGGTTTTCCTATGAAAAAGGCAAGACCCCAGCCCAGACCCTGCGCCACATGATCGAATCAGAACACATCGATTTTAAGATCGAAGCCCGCCGCCTGATTGAGCAGGGACGGACTGAAGCCCGACTATCAGAAACCCAAAACCAATAGAAAAAATTCATTAGACAGGCAGCAACACAACCCCGATACTGCCTGACAGGTTAACCCATAACCTACCTGATAGCATCCGAACAACTGAAAGGAACACCATGAACGAATACCAAATCAATGGCTTTGCAAACCGCAGGGAATACCTTGAAAGCCTTTGCGAAGAATACGACCGAACCATTGTGTACACACTCGCCAACCTATTAGGTTCATCCGAAGATTTTGATGGGCTGGTTACGAGCCTAGAGGATTACGCCCTGGATATGTGAAGGACT